AGTGTCATCAGTTACCTGTTCTGCTATCCATTCAACAGATTGCACAAACGAGCGGCTACAACCGTAGCGAGCAGTCTCACAGGTCACCGTCATGAGTGCTCGTTGAGCACCGATAACAGCGATGTAAAGCAACACAGGGACGCCGACGATGGTTGAGGTTGTGAGGAACCAGGTTAGAGCTTTACTCAGCATCTGACGCCTCCTTAGTGTTTACTAAGCCTTTGCTTAATCTTTCCCAGATTGAGTAACTGGCTTGTTGCTTCCTCACATGCCAGTAGGGTTGCTCTGCGTTCTTATGCTGGGTCTTAGCCTGAGCGATAAGTGCCACTTGGCCGTCATTGTAGGCTCTGATACCTTGCTCGGTACCAACCACCATAACGTCAGGCAACAAAACACCGCATCCGCTTGAAGTTGCTACGATTGTAGCGAGTATTAGTCGTTTCATATTGTCTCCGTTTATACGTTGTACTGCTATGTTTTCATAGGATGTAGTCGCCATCCTACGAGTTTCACTAAAGTGAAAATTATGGGTAATTGAAGCCGAATGGAGGTCTGATTGGCGCTCCGTAAGCGTTGTTGGGTACTACCCTGGTTACAGTCTCATGCGTAGTGGCACCACGCTCACCAAGATACTGCCTAACGTAGTCAGGTCTAGTAACCTCAGTGGTTACGATACTGTAACCAGTGCCGTATGGGTTACGAGGTTGAGCCGCTGGCGCTACTGGCCAAGGGTTAGGGTATACAGGCACTACGGGCTGTGGTGCTGGTACATACCGAGGCTCATTAGCTATGTAGCCTGGGTAGGTTTGAGCTACCGCAACGGCTGGTAGTGCGAGTAATGTCACGATAAAGAGGCGAATACTTGTTCTCATGTTAGAAGCTCCAAAATGCTACAAGTGCTACATACGAGCTGCAAAATATCACAGCAGCTAATCCAAGGTGTCCAAGGGTCTCAATGATTGTCATAGTCAGTCTCCGTGTTGGGTGGCAAAATGCCTACCAGTGAGTTAGTCACGCATGACTAACCCCTGCTAGGCACTAGCGCCTACTCTTCGTTGTGCCAGTCGTAGTTGTCCAATGATTCCTGCGAGTGAGGACGGCACAACTCAACCACTGATGCCAATGGGTATATGCCAAGCATTGGCAAGACTACCCGTAACTCGTCAGCAGTCATTGGAAAATCCCTATCCTGCACAGCTTCAAGATTCGTGCAGTGGTAAGTGTCAGCATACTTGCGAAACCCATTAACTAAACTTATTGCCAGTGCTTGCTTCATATTGCTTCTCCTTACTTGTCTCCGTTGTTAGTCAGTGGTTTCTCTCAACCACAATCAAAGTATACATAGTATGATTCCATAGTACAACAGAAAGATGCAAATTATTTTATGCGGTAACTGTTTAATAGAACTAGCTATTCAAAGAAAGTTACAAAAAAGTGAAGTTTCTTTTGAATAAAATGAAGGTCAGTTTCGTCTTACGATCAGTGAGCGTAGCGAACACAACCTGAGCGATCAGCGAAGCATGAGACACAACGCTAAAATAGCCAATAACTGTGGCTTGTTTGAATCAGATCGTTTACGTTGTCATGGTGGACAATAATTTTAACGCTATGACTGTGACTAAGCGTAAGCGTGGACCTAAGCCTCAGTATGGCCTGACAGCTTCTATGCTGCGCAAGAGCCGACGAGATTGTGGGATGCTATACCGCCTTATACGGGCAAAGCTGGGCATCACACAGGTCGCTATGGCGGCTCTAATGGGATGCAGCAAGGACGCATTAGTTAGGCGTGAGCACACTAAGAGGCTCTACACGGTAATAGAGTTGCAAGCACTCAAAGACATCAGCGGGATGACTGATAGCGAATGGCTAGAGTTACTTCGTGAGATAGCTAAGTAGTTATAACTATTACATATCCATAACTAACTACTTGATATGACTACACATATCCTACTTTACGAGAACCAGAAAACTAGTAAGCAATCCCAGCGGCGTAACTTATTGATACCACGAAATAATTCTTACAGGCTGGGTCGCCTCTCCAGCGCCGCAGCAAGTAGGTACTTGATTCCTAAGTCAATTCCGTTTTGGGTCGAGCTAAGTTCCCGCCACCACTCAGGTTTTCAGTTTCGAATCAAATTTGAAAGTGGCGTGCGGAGTAGAACAGGCGGCATCCCATCTCCTACGGTAAAACCCTAATTTATCTACCCAACCAGCGTTCTATCTATGAGCACAAAAAACGAATCTGAGATTGATTTAAAGAGGCGGGATGATTCTGGTGATGGTGTGTCTGTAAAAATTCCCGATGTGGACGATAAAACAGAGGTTCTTCCTGTAGAACGTCCTGTAGTTATCAATCCTCCTAGGCGTAAGGATTATAGCAATCAGCGGTATGAGAAGGACCCAGAGACGTGTGGAGCTGTTACTAGGCTTGCTAGGCTTGGTTTGTCTAAGAGTGCTGTGGCTATAGCGTGTAGGTTATCTCCGAATGAGCTGACTAAGTGGTATGGGGAAGAGTATGCGGCTGGTCAGGCTGGTATGCAGGAGGTTGTGGCTAGGGGTTTGATGGAGCAAGCTATGGCAGGGAATCCGCAGGTTTTGATGTATTTGGGTAAGAGTAAGTTAGGTTGGACTGAGGCTAATACGGTTGAGCATGTTGGAACTATAAACGCTGTTGTAAGTGCTAAACCCTTGAGTCGTGAGGAGTTTGAAAAGAAATATCTTAATCCTAGTGCGGATGAGGAGGAAGAGTTGTAGGATTGCCTCCTGGAGACATGCGTGACTGCAAAGCCTAAAGAAAACATCCTTTATTACTATCGGTGCCCTAAGTGCGACCATGTGAGTGTGTATGTAACGCACACTGATTGGTTGAGCTGTGGGTATAGGCGTTGTGGTGCGCGGTTTATCCGGTTTGGTAACACGATTGATGAGTGGGAATATCGAAGGGTATGGGGATGAAAACACCTGAGCAGATGGCAGAGGAGTATTGTAGCACTAAACAGTTAAGTCATGTTGAACGGTTAGTGCTTATTAATGGCTTCCTCGCTGGCTACCAAGCCGCAAAGGATCACGCACACGCAGCGTTGGAAGAAGCTGAGGCTAAAATTGATGAGCTGCAAACTAAGCTAAGTGATGCGGGGATACTGACTACTGAGCATCTTATTGACGCAAGCAAAATGGTCAGTAGTTCAGCAACGCTTAACAACTGGATCTCGGTGAAGGATCGGTTGCCGGATTATGATCAACTAAATCTACTTTGGCACAAAGACTTTAAGCAGCAATTTGTGGGGCGTCGAGTAGATAGTAATGCAATGGTTCCTGTTATGCCAAGATTGTGCAATGAGGAAGAAATAACCCATTGGATGCCGCTACCTGAGCCGCCGGAGGAATAATGGGAATCGAGCATAGGATGAAAGACGAGACCGAAAACTCAAGGCGATGTCCATGCTGTAACCATGTCAGTACCATAAGCGTTAGTGACGGGGAAGATTCTTACTTTTACTGCCAAAATCCTGCTTGCTCAGTAGAGCGCATTTACGGTGATAATGCGGTAATGATGGGTGGTATGGATGTTAAAAGATACGGAAACTAGCGGCCATTGGAAGTGTCCCGAATGTGGTGGCTTATGGGAGCTAGGCACTAATTACTGCATTGAGTGCGAGAAAGAGTTTGTAAAAGAACTATACGAACTTACTTGGTCAGAGTTTTGGTCAGAGTGTAACGAGCTAAAGAATGGGTGCTAAAATGGCGTATCCTAAAAGAATTAAGATTCGTATGAATTGGTCAAAGGAAGGCGCAAAACGATTTCGTTCAGTCATGGGACCAACCGCTAAATTACCAAAATACAAAACTATAACCGTAAATAGCGCAGAAGAAGAAAAGCGTTTTAAGCGAAAATGAAATGGATGCTGAGTTACAAGCTAACGAGCAGATTGTATGGGCGCCTCAATCTGGTCCGCAGGAAGCTCTAGTTCATTGTCCAATTACGCTAGTAGGCTACGGCGGCGCACGAGGTGGCGGTAAGACTGACGGCGTTTTGGGTAAGTTTGCTATCAAGCAAGAACAGCTAGGCGCAGACTTTAACGCTATCTTCTTCCGTAAAGAGTTGCCTCAAGCAGATGACCTTATAGAGCGAGCTAAACAGATTTACCTACCGCTCAATGCTCATTGGCAGGACCAGAAAAAGCAGTTTACGTTCCCCAATGGTGGTCGGTTGCGGTTTCGTCCGTTAGCTGATGATGCCGATGCCGAGAAATACCAGGGTCAGAATTTGAGCGATTGCGCTATCGAGGAGGCGGGAAACTACGCCAATCCATCACCAATCTTTAAGCTGTTTGGAGCGTTGCGAGGTAAAGGCAATCCGCAGATTATCCTTACCTTTAACCCTGGTGGCGTGGGTCACAGCTGGCTTAAAGAGCTATTCGTTCGACCTTGCGCTACAGGCAAGAAGATACTCACTAAGACGCTGCCTAATGGGTCATCGTTTGATTACATTTATATACCAAGCCGGATTGGTGATAACAGGATTCTATTAGCGCAAGACCCTGAATATATAAACAGATTGCACATGGTAGGCTCACCGGAGCTTGTGCGAGCGTGGCTAGAAGGAGACTTTGAGATTCATGAGGGTAGTTACTTTCCTGAGTTCAGCAGTAGAAGCATTATTGCGCCTTTTAATATACCTAAACATTGGCCTCGTTACCTTGGTTATGACTGGGGCTATCGTTCTCCTTTTGCCGCTGTTTGGGGTGCTGTTAGTTCTGGACGGGATGATCATGGGAATGAGGTCCCGTACCCAAAAGGAGCAATCATCATTTATCGGGAAATGCATGGGAAAGGTGTGGATAACAAGGAGCAAGCCGCAAGAATCGCAGCAGCCGGAAGAGATGAGAAGGTCCATGCCGCAGCCGACCCGTCTATATTTAATACGCAAGGAGGACCAAGCATAGCAGACCAGATGCACTCGGTATTCGCCTCCTATGGGCATCCTCAGTTTCGTCCTGCGGATAATGACCGCATCTCCGGCTGGTCACAGATAAGACAGAGGTTGGTAGCTAAGACTCCTTTATTGTATATTACCACCAACTGCCCGTACTTATTAGAGACGTTACCGGCACTGTCAATCAGCAAGCGGAACCCAGAGGATGCTGATTCAGAAGGTGACGATCATTGCTGCGATGCTTTACGGTATCTCTGTAAGGAGCGGTTAATAGATAGCAAGTGGGAACAACCTGCCGAGGTGTTCAATAAAGGTGTGATTAAATTACAAGCGTATATCGCTAGGATGAGAGCGCAACGAGGAAGAACAACGATATGAAGATTCAGCCTAAGCCACTTGTCGAGCGATTCTCTGGAACTTATTGGAAGTCTGAGATTACTAAGGCTGAAGAACGCTCGAAGAAGTTCATTGAGTTAGCTGAAGAGTCTATTCGTGTTTACAACGCTCAAAAGCAAGTTGGAGTGTTGAATGATGCAGAGCGACGAATCAACAGCTGGTGGTACTGCGTTAATACTCTTCTTCCTGCTTATTATTCTTCCACGCCTAAAGCAGAGGTAAACCTTCGCAAGCGCACTGGTGGAGTCATCGAGGAGCTTACCGCTACAATCCTTGAGCGTAATATCCAGTATACAATGGATAATGAGTTCCCGTTTGATTACGTTGGTTACAACTCAGCGTTACAGTTCCTTTTAACTGGTCGAGCGGTGCTCTGGGCTCGCTACGGTGTTGAGATTGAAAGAGAGCTTGTTGAGATGGCGTGCTTCCAAGCTCCAGACGGCCAGCTTATCGACCAGAACGGTCAGCCAGTAACGCAAGAGATTAAGGAGCAGCGTCAAGGTCCAGGCAGTATCATTCTCGTTACTGTAGAGATTGAGAAGAAGGACGACGAAGAAGCGGTACTCGATATTGTTCAATATAACGACTACTACTGTTCCGATGCTCGTAATGAGACCGAGGTTGAGTGGCGTTGTAAGCGAGCGTATTTGACTCGTGAGCAAGCAGAAAGGCTCTTTGATAATGATGGTGTCGCAATCTCACAAGAGCTTACCTATGACTCATTCCCAGACCAAGACAAGAAGGATTGGAACAAGGACCACAGCAGGTATGAGGGTAAAGCCGAGGTTTATGAGATTTGGTGTGAAGAGACTGAGAAGGTTTATTGGGGTCACAAGAATCACGAAAAGTTTATCTTTCGCACCAGTGAGCCACCGATTGACTTTGAAGGTTTCTATCCTTGCAGCGTTATTGCTCAGAGTGTTGATCCTGATTCCGTTATCCCTGTTTCTGACTATGCTCACGTCAAAGACCAGGTTCTCGAGATCGAGCGTCTTACGACTCGTATCCATGCAGTCACGCAAGCTATCCGTACTAACTTTCTCTATGATGCGGCGCTTGGAGACCAGGTTGAGCAGCTTCTAAATGGAGACTTGAAAGGTACTCCTGTTATCAACTGGCCTTCGTATAAGAGTCGTGGCGGTGTTTCTAATGGTGTTGAGTTCATGGATATCGCACCATACGTCAACGCTCTGCAAATTTTGCAGGGCGCTCGTGAGACTGCGCTCCAACAGCTTTATGAAACGCTCAAGGTCTCTGACCTGCTGCGTGGGACATCACAGCAGTACAAGTCTGCTACAGCTAACCGCTTAGAGTCTCAGTGGTCATCCCTTGGGTTGGTTGTTCGTCAGAACATGTTCTGCAAGTTCATATCTGATTCAATATCCAATCTTGGCACGATTATTGCGTCACAGTTTGAGGCAGAAGAGATA